ATGAAGAAAAGGTGTGATTACAAACCTTCTCTCAAGACTATTGACTCCTTCAAGCAGGGCCATGCCATACTTATGGCAAAGTTCGATAAGTTGGAGACAATTCGCGTGGACAAAAATCTCATGGATGAGTATTTTGCCACATGTGAGCCCGGTAAGGCGAAGAGACTCTTGGAGGCGTTGGATCAAGCGCAGTGGAATAGTGAGATGGATACAAAACACGTGTTCGCGAAACAGGAAGTGCTCTTGAAGGACCATAAGGCACAGCCGCGCATTGTCTACCAAGGAACTGACATGTACAATGCGTTAACTGGTCCTGTTGTTATGGAGCTGAACAACAGGATGAAAAAGGTTTTCTCAATGTCCAACCCCAAAAATACGGGCAACATCGCACTTTATGCGTGCGGTATGCGCGGGGAGGAATTGGGTGAGATCATGGAACAAGCCAAAGGGAATCCTATCGAGAGCGACGCAAAGAACAACGACGGAAGCCAACCGAAAGAACTTCGCAAGTATGAGGCGATGTTCTATCTGAAATTGGGAGCCCCGGAATGGTTCGTGAGGGAGTTTGCGCGCACGACAAAAGTACGAGTGTGGACCCGGTATGGGATCTGTGCCCCAATCGTTGGTCAGCGTTGGTCCGGTGAGACAACAACGACCACCGGAAATTCGTACACGCATATGGCATTGATGCAGGCTGCGCTGGAGTGCGCCTCCATCAAGGACTCCACAAACGTCCACGGTGGGGACGACTACCTGGGATTTGTCGTGGGTGACGAGTCAAAGCTCAAGGCTGAGATAGAGAGAGTCTTCGACGATACTGGAATGGTCGCCGAGGTCGTCCCTCAGACTGACCGTCATTATGCCACTTTCTATCGGAAGCGGTATATCCGCGGCACCATTGGGTGTCGTCCCGTCCCACAATTCGGGCGCGTGTTGGCAAAGATTAACTTGAGGCCTAATCGGAACACTCAAGTTAACGATCGAGATTACATGAGCGGCAAGTATTTGTCTGCCGCTTATGAACATCGGCACGTGCCTGGTATAAAAGATCTTCTGCTCGCAACTAGTGCTAGACTTTCTGACAACCCTTATCTTGATGTTCGAACCTCAAAAATCAAGGAGATGGGGGGGAGGGATAACGTCCATGAAATTGTCACTGGTACACGAGAGCATTCAATCACCGATTTTTCTTCCTATCTTGATGAAGTCTACGGCATTACATATAACGACCTTTTCGAAACCTATGAGCGAGTCTCTCAGAGTTGTCTTGACTACTGTGAGGGATGGACTTACGTCGGAAAGGACGGCAAAGTCGTTAACAAGAAAGGGAATTCAAAGTACATCGCCCCTAAGATGTCCGGTGATACAATCGATGCGCTGGTGCACATGGATGTGAGATGAGCTGAAGTATTGACCGCTTGGGATATGTGAGTAGCAA